GAAGAAGAAGAACTTGAAGAGTTACTTGAAGGTGGCAAACCTAAACATAAGAAACAACCAATGGACGCCCCGATGGGCGACCAACTAGATTTAGCCGAGGACGACGATATGGCAGATAAAAAAGAGAAAAAAGATGAAAAAGATGATGATGAAAAGAAGATGTACAAGGATGACACAAAGAAGTCAGAGTACAGCGATGTCATTACTAGCGAATACCTAGACTGGATGGAAAACACCCTAAAGTCTGCAGGTGTTGACACTGGTGCTGCTCGCTCTCACTTTGATGGTGTTTCCAAGGCTAACCTTGGTAGCACCCCTGAGCAATTCCCTGAAACACAGATGAACGGACAAGTAGCAGGTAGAGCAACCGAAGGTGGCTCACCGGGTACAAATGCTCTAGGGGCATCAGGATTAGGTAGCGGCTCTGTCGCAAAATCTTACCTGAACCCTGAGACTGTCACTGCAACTGAAATTGAAGAAGCATATGCAGTCTTCAAAGCAGCAGCAACAGAGCAGCAGTTCAAGAACAACTTAAACGATGTTTTCAGTGAGCGCCTTACTAAGGAACTTACTTCAGAAGCACAGAACCGTGCAGCAGCAGAGTTTGATGCTCGTGGCCCACTCTCAAGTATCGAGAAGGCAATTTCACAACTAAGTGACAGAATTGACAATATCAGTTCTAGCACATCTGCGGAAATCCGCAAATCAACAAACCACTCCACCGTAGACATACCATCTACAGAGGAATTAGCAAACATGTCTTGGGACGAAGTACACAGTCTCGCAGGGACGGTTTGGAACTGAATGGAGGAATGAATAATGGCACGAAATTATACACGAACAGTACAGGACATGGAGCGCTACTACTATGGCGCAGGGACTAACATGGGATTCGGTTACTCCGGTAGCGAACTTCTCAAAGCAGATGCACCAATGTTGAGCACAACCGCTGGAACATACCAAGCGATCTACGGACGCAAAGTATGGTCTCAGTTGAACCAAGAATTTAACGCATTCTCAATTCTTCCTAAGAAGCCTTGGGACCGCAGTGGATGGAGAGTCGTCACTGCAAAGCCTTCGACAGCAGTCGGTGGCGGAATTGCAGAGAACGGCACACTGCCTGACACTACAAAGCCTACATTCCAAAATGTTGCAGCAAAGCCTAAGACAATCGCACACTCGTTCGATATGTCCGAGGTTGCAATCTTCTTGAATGACAAGGATGACGGACTTGGCGACATACGCTCTGTCCTAAAGGAAGAGATGGGTAAGCACCACGCTGAGCACATCAACCAAATGCTAACACAGGATGTAGACACACCTGCAGGTAACGACATCGAGTCTTTGGACCGTGTTACAGTCGGTTCAATCGAAGGAAGCGGTACAACTGCTGACACAATGAACTTTTCCGGTGACGGTACTGCATACGGTGCTGCTGGCGATGAAGACATCTACAGTATTGACCGAAGCGCAAACTCGTGGTCAGAGGCAGAAGTTAGTACAAGTGGTAGCGATTCAACAAACCGTGTTCTAAGCCTTGACCATTTGGACCTACTCTTCCAAAAGATTTGGCAAAGAGGAGGTAACCCTAAGTGTATTCTGACTGGATATGACACTCTAATGCGTATTCAGCAACTTCTACAGTCTCAACAGAGATTCATGGAAGAGAAGAGAGTTGTACCAACTTACAACGGTGTTAAGGGTGTACCGGGTGTTGAGGCTGGATTTATAGTCGCAACATACAATGGTGTCCCAATCATCCCATCTAAGGATGTAACACAGGACGGTATCAGCAGAATTTACATGCTTGACACTGATTATCTATACTACAGTACTGCGAAACCTACTCAATACTTTGAGTCCGGTATCGAGACTGGCGATCCATTCGCAATTAACAGACTAGGACAGGAAGGACTTTACCGCACAATGGGTGAAGTTTGGACTACTTTCTTTGGAGGTCAGGGTTCAATCCGAGACTTGTCTTGAGGTTAACTGTGATAAATAATAGGAGATGAAAAAATATGGCAACAACAATGACACACAGAGGCATAACATATGCACAGAATGGCACTGGAACTACAACCATGAACCTTGATTTACAACTTCAAGGTGGAGTAGACCAAGACGAAACTGCGTGGTTAGACGGTAACTCCGGCGGTTCTTACCCCGGTACTCTTACCGGATTCAACGCTAACAACGCTGATGGTAGTGGAGTACGAAATCCAAGACTAGTCATGCTTACTTTGAATGCAGCAGTAGCAGATACAAACACACTTACTCTTTCAGGAGAGGTAACCAAAATTGTATCATTCGTAGCACAAAGAGCAGACGCAACAGCGAATGTAGCGATTACACACACCAGTGACCTAGTATTGACTTTCGATATGGAAGCAACTGCTGATGGTACCACTGATGATTTAACTGCAATGGAACTTTGGTTAGTATTGGCTTGAGGTGATTCAACTTGCCTACAGTAACCTTTCTAGGTCCAATGATGTACCGTCGTAGGACGGACCTGTCGGGCCAATGGATTAGGGGAGAACCCGTCGAAGTTAGCCAAGAATGGTTAAATCACCAAAGGAATAGACTGTTATCACAATACTTCCGAATAGAGGGAGATGCTGGAGTAACAGTCGATGCCGGTAATGATGGAATACCTGACAGTGGCTGGACTAAGAAGGACATAGGTGCATGGCTTAAAGGAAAAGGCGAGGCTGTGAGTGGATATACTACCAAGAGCAAATTGCTCGACATGGTAAAAACCACTCTCAGTCCGCCTGCTCCTGAGCCGGAGCCTGTAGTCGAAGAAGTCTTGGTCGAAGAGACTATAATCGAAGACCCAGTGGATGAATCATCAGGAGATGAATAATCATGGCTATAACAACTGACACAAGACCACATGTAATTGGTGACTTGGTAGTAATAACAGGAACATTTGCAAACGGCGATACTATTGCAGTAGATCTTTCTTCACACCTTTCAAAGATTATATTCTTTGCATGTAATGAAGCAGACGCTACAGCAAGAGCAATGGTGACTTCCATTAACGGCACAACAGCACATGCTACAGAAGCAGGCGCTGGCGGCGGTACTTGGATGGCAATAGGAACTCGTTGAGGTGATGAACCTTGGCAGTGACATTTGACAAAAGACCAATTTACCTCGGTGACAGAATTATTCTAACAGCAGAGTATACTGCTTCAGAAACGGATGTGGCAGCGTCACTTCCAATCAAAGTGCCCGGTATGTTGATAGATGCGATAATTGTAATGAATACTGAAGCGCCTACCAATGTTAACATGCTAACAGCAGGTAACATGAATACGGCGACTCAGGCTATTCTTGGTATTGACAGAAGGTCATTCACTGTACTAGGCGGAGGCTCAAATTTCGGCACAGACAATGGTGCTGGCAAGTTGATGATTTATGGGAGGAGAGCATAATGGCAGTAGTTTTTGAAACGAGACCAGTAAATCTCGGAGACCAAGTTATGATTAGAGGCACATACGCTGCTTCTGACACTACTATAGACCTAAGCCCTTACATGAGGATAGTTGATAGCGTACAGTTAATGTTACCAACAGGGACTGCCACTCCAGTCACATCTATAGGATGCGATGACGAAGCAGGTGGTAGTGTGAATAAAAATGTTCCAACACCTGATGGCTGCCACATAACAGGAACAGGCGGCACATCAGTTACATTATTCGGTGGAGCAGTGGGTGGCGGCGCTGCGGCGGCAGGCCACTTCATAGCAATAGGGAGGAAGGGCTGATGGCAGTAACATTTGATAACCCTACTAATGTCAATGGGCTAATAATAGTGGCATTCAAATCTGATGCAAACCAAACAGTAACTCTTGATGCATCGCCATACATGAGGGAAGTTTACAGCGTAGTGGCTAACCCTATTGGTCCGGCAACCCTTGCCCGTAGTACATTTGATAACGGTAGTAATCCTTTTGAGTTACACATACCAATTTGTGTAGAGTTAAGCGGTACCACTGTGACTCTAAAGCAAGTAGATGGCAATGTGGGCACAATAACTTCTACAATCGAAGGCCCCACATCAGGCATAATAATTGGAAGGAAGTGATTAGATGGCAGTATTAAGCGGATATGGTAGCAGGGTCATCGGACCTTACTCACCTAAACAAATGGCAGATGGTACAGCAACAGCACTCATCCAAGCAGATCTCAGAGCCACTGGTGGCACTGGTGCGCTTGGTGTAGCGGCTGGTAGTACAACTGCACTTATCGATATACACTCGTTCACATCATTAGGCAATCACTACTTTTTATTAACCTACACAGTGTGAGGTTAATTGATGCAGTCTAACAACAGCCTTGGTCTTGATGACATCGAGCGATTGCAGAAGCGTGGCATTCGCTTAGCCGAGTCCTACGGGGCTGGCTCCGTATTCAATGAAGATAAACCGCTTCAAGGTATAACCAAGAAGCAACGAAATCGTAATAAGAAGGCCGGTGATGTCCTGAACATAGGGTCGGGCACCCGCTGCAAAAGTTGCGGCATGCTTTACTTTATGTGGGTTGACAAGTGCAGTACATGCGGTAGACAAATGGAATTCAATTTAGGCGAAAAGGAGGATTAGTTATGGGCGATGTTTTAGTCAAATCAAGGGCCGAAGAAGAAGAGGCTAGACTAAGAGAGCAACAAGCCAACTTTACCGGCAGGGAAAGAAAAGATCCTCGTGGGCTACCCAACCCCACAGATGTAACAACCATAGGAAGAGAGCGACCTAAAAGTGGTAAGGTCAAAGTCGATAAACGAACCACTGAGGCGGCAAAAGAGGCTGGCTTTACTGATACCGATACTGATGAAGATGCCTTTACATCTACTACTGGTCCTGAAGAGAAGGATAAGAAACGCTATGAAGAAACCTTAGAAGAATTAAAAGAACTGAGGAGCGCATATCCATTTACTCCTCCACCTGATATAGCCCAACATATTGAAAGGTTAGAAAATACATTAAGGGATAGCGACTTTGATACTGGTTTTGAAGAAGCCCCTGAAAAAATCAAAGACGAAAACAAAGGAGTCAAAGTACAACCCAAGGTAAGCCGCAGAGAAGGCGCTATCACGGAAGATAAGTCTGCGCAAATAGGAGTATTAAGAGACCGTTTGAAAACAGCCGACGAGTCAGAGAAAGAAGGCATCAGAAGAGAAATTGCTGTCGTAGAGGCAGATACCACTCGCATTCCTGAAGGTAGAGCCGAGCAGATGGCAGAGGCCCAAGGTCTTCAATCCAAAGAACTTCATGCAAGAGCGCTCTTAGAGATAAAGCGTATGGCAAGAGAACAGGGCATTCCTGTCCCTGCATCCGGTGCTGGAGACCAAAGACCTAGTGATAAAGTCGATCCTAGGTATACTTCATTGTTAAATGAAAAATACAAAGATGTTTTCCAAGATTTAGTTAGTGGCAAAGCACCTACTGCTATGTCGAGGACTGGTGATGAATTCGACACATTAGAAGATGCAATGGCATCAGGTAAGAGAGGTGCAGTCAAAGAAGTCGGTGTGCGCCCTAGCGAAAGCGGGTTTCAGGGTGCACAAAAGGATATTACAGAAAGCAAGGTTGCTAGAAATAATGCACTAGTGGCTATCTACCGCCTTCAACAAGAACAGAATGAAGCAGAAGGTGCCGGTGACAATGATAAAGTTGCAGTCCTTCAAAGCCAAATCGAAGAGGAAGCACTAGCATTCGCTCCACAAGGTCGAGAATATGTTGCAAATAATCCCGTTTCATTAAATGACATTGCAGGTTTGATGGGTGGAGGCACTATGGAGGTAGACCGTAGCAAAGCAGCAAAGAGGCTGCAAACCATAGACGATTTGGAATCTCAACTTAACGAACCTTATATCATGGCCGGTGACGGTAATGGTAACATTAATCCTACTCATTCGCTTTACATTAAGCGACGAATCAAAGCCCAAGACCAATTGCAAGACCTTCAAGGTAGTAACGACCAAATGGACTACAATCAGTTAAGGACTAGGCTTGGACAATTAGAACAGCAACAAAAAGTACTTGGCGATGTTGATGAAGCAGCATTGGCTCAAGTCCACCAAGAGTTACAACACAACAAATACTTCAAAGCCACCAACGCTCTTGTAGATTTAGAAAGGACATTGAAAGAGAAAGGTAAACCAACCTTGCAATCTGCACCAACGGGCTTAGGTGCTCGCATTACACAAACTCCACAAGGCTTTGACACAGGTAGTGACTTTGGTGCCCCTAAGCCTGCTAGGCAATTCTTCCTCGACCAATTACAGGGAGAGGCAACAACAGGTGCTAGAGGAGCAGGCGGTAGAGGAGTAGGTAGCAATCTACAATCTATGACGCTACAAGATGCACAAAAAATACTCAACCGAATCGGACCAACGCTTCGTCATAACATAGACGAAACTAACGAAAAGCGAAAGGAGTCGGGCTTAGACCCTCTACCTGAAAAGGATGAGGAACAGATGCTAGTCCATTGGGATTTCAAGCATGACCCTGTTTTCGTAGAGCAGGCTCAAGCAGCAGGTCTTGAAGTGCCTTCTTACAGAGAAGCGGCACAAAGTGGTCAAAGCATAATGGATATGGGGAGATTCAGATCTGCTGACGCACAGAAATTCAGAGGGAGAGAAAGTACTGACGATAGAAGAGGATTAGATAGATTGATGAAAGAATCAATTGCTCGTTTCTTGGCAAACCATGCTGCTACACCCGGAGGTGCTAAAGAAATCTTAGGTGGACATTATGCTACATTTATGCCTGTTGACCAGCCGGACTTAGTTACAGAGTTTGATGCTAAGGCATTAAACAAGAAACTTGAAAATGCAAAGGCTAAGCAAGAATTGGCCGACTACGCTGCCCTAGTGAGAGGGGCAGACCCTGAAGCACTCAAGAAACTCCAAGAGGCTAGGGCACAAGCACAAGCACAAAAAGAAGAAACTATAAATCAAAGATATATTCAAAGAGCCGCAGAGCAATATGCGTTTAATAATGCGAATATGTTTAACAAGGTCAGAGGCTTAGGCTTTAGTGCTAAAACCGCAAACCAAATGTTAGAAGCACAGCATATTATTCGGGAAGGCACTAATCTCAAAGAGCAGGTCGAGCAAGCATCTTTCTTGGGTAATGAAGGTCCAAGTTTGAAGAAACTGCAACAATTAGACAGAGAATTAACAAACAACTACGGTTACGCTGACGGGTTTATAGAAAACACTGAATTTGAAGATTTGGTGCAACATGCTGAAGGATTAACTGGGGCGGCTCAGCATTTGAAAGACGAAACCCAGCGTTACATGAAACCTATTGATACCACCTTTAGAACTATTTACAATCAAATGAAGGTACATAACGAAGGAGTGGGTGGCGCTAAACCTCACAATATAGGTGGCGAAATCCCTCTCCCCGATATAGATATGGATCCCGATAAACCAAAGGAAGAAAGAGGCTACGACATCGAAGGTATGCAAGCCCAACAGGAAATTGCTGAGCAAAGAGGAGATACTGAACTTGCTAGGCAACTTGAGGGACGAATCAAAGCAGCAACATCAGCATCAAAGGGCGGCTCTACACTTAGTGAATTAGAAAATGAATTAAGAGTACAAGAAGCCGAGGCTGATAGACTCGGAGTAGACCCTGAAAGGCACATCGGAG